TTTTTTTTTTTTTTTTTTTTTTTTTTTTTTTTTTTTTTTTTTTTTTTTTTTTTTTTTATGGCGCTGAATTGGCGGGACAGGAAGGATTCGAACCTTCGACCATTCGGTTAACAGCCGAACGCACAACCGCTGTGCTTCTGACCCAGAAACGCAAAAGCCCCGACGTTTCCGCCAGGGCCTTTTTATTCTTCATGCCGCCACTTAAAGTTAAGGCAGCATATCAAAGTAGACTCAAATATGACGCATTTAATTGACTTTTGCAAGACCCTGCTGCGAAAAAGTCGCTTTTTGTTGTGATCGTGTTCTCACAGCACAGAGAAGAGAGTCGCTATCAAGCCGCTTAAAAATGTCGCACATAGCCCGCCAGTAATCAGCGTAGTTATGGCACCAGTTATCAGGCTTAACGCCACACAGGGCTGCAAGGTCCTGATGCTGATATCCATACTTACCCGCCAGCTCTGCTTTCACGTCCTGTGCCGCCAGCCAGATAAGCTTCTTCAGGCGCTCCATCGTCTTGCCGGCCACTTTCTTAGCGCCGAGTTGATCACGGAATTCTTCCCATGACCACTGCGTTATCGCTACCTGATACTCAAAGCGGATATTCTCGCTGTAGTTCCACAGCAGCCACGCTTTCTGATGCTCTTCCAGCGACAGCAGAGCCCGTCGCCAGCTTGCCGTCGAATATTCAACAGGCAGAACGAGAGCGATTGATGAACCCTTAGCGCGGGACTGCTGCCCGGGAATTGGCGGGCTGGATGGGTTTACCATGCGGCCGGTTACCGGGTCGGCTACTTTCTTCCTTCCCCGGCTGCGCGCCGTAGCGGTGAATTGTGCGTTCTCTGCAAAAGCAACCAACTGTCCTTTCGTCGCACCGCTCAGATCGGCGGTGGCCACTATCAGCTGCTGGCGAACATACTGGAGGTATTGGGTGTTCATTTGGCAGCCTCTTGGTCGTGAAATGAAGGAATATAGAAATTTGCATATAACTGTCTGGCATACTCAGTCCTGGCTTTCGCCGCTTCTTGTGCAGTAGCAAAAAGACCAACGTAATGTGTTCTCCCCTTGGCCACTATGCTCGCCTGCCATTTCTTCCCTAACTCATTCCAGTACACCCCGGTAAATCCAGACTTATTTTTGCTTTTAGCTGCTCTATTTGCCGAGTTTTGAGAAAATGTAACGGCTCTTAAATTTTCAATGGCATTATTCGAACGATTCCTGTCAATGTGATCTATAACCTCAGGCCCATCCCCGTACACATATAGCCAGGCAAGCCTGTGGGCCTTTCTGTTCTTTCCATAGATACGAATAACTCTGTATCCCTGACCATCAATGCATCCTGCAATATCGCCAGGGTGCGCACTAGATGAGGCCTTTATTTTCCATCTAAAAATGCCGGTCTGCGGGTCGTATTCAAGGAGAGTCCTTAAAAGCTCTTGGGTTATTGATTTTTCTGATTTACTCATAACTCCCCCTTGAGAGACTTGCGATGAAATTGCGCAAAATTAAATAGTCAACCAGTACGGTGCCGCGGCTACGCAAGAGGCGGAGCTTTTGCCAACGGTCGCGGATGCGTTCGATAACGTCACGGCTCATGCAGCCTCCCGCTGTTTCAGTGCTTTGAGCTTGGCGCGGTACTCATCGCGGATACGAATAAAGTCTTCCCGGCGGTAGTTGGTCATTTCGTGGGGTCCGTTAAGCCAGTCGACATACTCCTGTCCATAACGAGCAACCAGGCCAGCTTCATATTGCTGAGCAACCGTCGCCTCTTTGGCTGTGTACTTCCCCGACCCGGCATTGCACGATTTGCACTGCTTATGAGCGTTGCGCTCTTCAAAACGCAACTCAGGGTAAGCGCCGACCGTTTTGAAGTGGCCGCAGTCCCACTGGCCGCCATGCAGATCAGGCGGGTTGGTCTCGCCGCAACTGATGCATGGCAAAGCAGCATCACGAGCGCGGATGTAGGCGTTGAATGCCTTCTGAGCCTGGGCTTTGTAGTAACCGTTAGGTCTGAGCTCAGCCAATCTTGCTTTACGGCGCTGACGCCCCTCCTTCTCGGATTCTCGCTGGCGCTTCACCGTCCTGGCCTTCGCCACTTCCCGGGCTTTTGCTGTCTGTTTTTTGCCGATCGCGCTGGCGCATTCAAAACTGCATACCACCTGCCCTTCCCGGGCAGGATGGAACCATTCGCGGCAGTGGGTGCATTTACGACGTGCAGGTTTACGCATGTGGCCTCCTCGCTCTCAGGCGGAGCCACTTCTTATCGACCAGGCGGGCGGTGTAGTCTTTCATGGTCGGGATATCGGAAGGCTTAACCTCTACCTTGCGCTTGCGGCGCGCAGGCACGCGGAATATGCCGCGATCCATGACCTTAGCGAGCAGACTGTGCATGCGAAGCCCTCCATTCCTGGGCCCATGCAATCCGACTGCTGGACTTCTCGCTAAACTTCACATTGTGCTCGGTGCCGAACCAGTAGATCGCCTCGATTACCTCGACCATGTAGCGCTTGCTGGATTGAGAGGTGCGAACGCCGAAGTAGACGAGGCCGCCGTTGATGCCCGGGGCGGATTTCTGCTCACGCTCCGGGTTTTGCATCTGGCTGACCAGCACGGTGATGAGGTCTTTCCACTCCGCTGGCTCCAGCTTTTCGCCGTGCCAAATCACCTGATCACTCAGGTCTTTCAAAAGTGGCCACATAAGGCGATTCTGTTTGTCGGTGCGGCTCTCTTCGCGCGCCTCGATAATCAGCGGCGATCGGTGGTCGACGGGAAGGGACTGGATGAAGTTGACGACGTTACGCTTAACGTTGTCGTTGATAAGGCAGAATTGTTGCTTCACGCGTCACCTCCGCAGAGGCTAAACGCTGAATGCAGAAAATCACCGGTGGCCTTCGCCATCGGTGACAGGGATTGCTGTAAGGTTTTGTGCGCCATGTGTCCCCACTTGGCGCCGGTCATTAGTGTCAGTTGCTCAGGCTGACGAGGTAATTATCGCCCGTCACGGGGATAAAAGCAAAATGAGCATATACGATAAAACCCCTCCGGAGAGGGGTTTGATTTCAACTGGAGGCTTTGCGTTCTGCGGGGGATTTAGGCATCGCCAACCCCCTGCGGGGCGGCAGGCAAATCCATCCATTTGATAACTCCGGTAATGGTGCCATCTGAAGCCCTCCATTCCCCTGATTCACAGTCATAGCAGGCGGTCCGAATATCCCCGTAGCTGGAAATGACAAGATATTTTCCGTTAACTTCAGGAGGGAAATCGCTCAACACATTCCACACTAACGGGCCGTTACCGCTATAAATCTCCAGCAACTCTCTGGCCATCTGGTAGGCGATATGCCTGCGACCAAAGTCCCTTGTCACTTCTTTAAGTCGATCGATGGCTATAGTCATTTTCCCTCCTGCTGGGCGGCTGCGAGCATATGGGACCAAATTAACCTGCGCGTCTGGCGCATTGCACAATCAGGATCATCCCAAGCGTGGTGCTGGCATCCTGAATTATGCAGCATCATTGCTTCTGTCGGCTCCTTCGGCACCATCACGTAACCATCCGGAATTACCTGAGAGTTGCCAGCTAATTCAGCGCAGATTCTGGCAGTAGCCTTGCACCCTGAGCATTCGCACTCTGGTAGATAACCGTGATCGATTGGGCTTTGCGCCGGATCGACGCTGTTTTGCTCCGGAGAAACGTGGTTTTGAGCCGGGAAGCAATCTGATTGCGCTGGAGAGTTGCTAGCCTGAAGCATGGCGGTGCGGCAGGCGTTCCAGCCCTTCACCTCAGCGATGGCTGCTACTGCATCCACGGCGTACATGCTCAGTGTATTTGGAATTGGTTTTTCCTCCGGCACTGCCGGCGCTGGCTGCTCTTGAAACTCATCGGCGTATCGAATAACACGGTCAATTAGGCGCTGAATCCATCGTTCTGTCTGGAAATTGAATTCCTCCCTAGATTCCGGGATAGCCATTGCAAGAACACCAAGCGCCTTATCAAGATTTTTGGGGATAAAATCGCTTTCTACCGCTGACTGCGCGGTGGTACGTCGAGTGTACCTAAACCCGGCCCGGAAGGCGTCCGAAAGCTGGCTGTGACCGTCAACCTTCAGGCGATGAAGCTGTAGCGCGGCATTAAGCTCATCGTCGGTGTACGCCACCGGCTCGCTGTCCATTGCGGCCAGCGCTATGCGGGCCACTCGCTTGAGAATCTCTATGTCGGCAAACCCAAGCCGATAGCCAACCTTTAAATCAAATACGGCCTGAACGCTTTCTTCTCTGGTTATGGTTGATTTGGTCATTGGGCTATTCCTCCGCGCTTATATCTACGGAAACTTTCATCTTCCCTGCGGTGACCTCAAAGCCGGTAACGTCCGCATTCAGCATGTATTCCGATATAACCAGGGCGAGTAGCTTTAGTTTTGCGTCAGTGTTGTTGCCGTTCAGTTCTTCCAGAAGCTCGATAACCGGCTCCATGTGTTCACCCATTTTCATCACTCAGCCTCCACCTTGATGCCAGCGGCGCGGTCGAGCCGCTCAATTTCAGCCAGAATTAACGCGCCAGCTTTAACCAGGTCACGTCGCGGACCGTCCGGTTTCCACCACTTTCTGTCCCATGGCCATGCTGAGGGAGCTGAATTGCGTAACTTATGGTGGCTATCAACAGCTGATATCGCGTACAGTCCGCCTGCA